ACAGTTTGTCCGCGACAATTTTGGACTAGAACCAGACTATTGGCAGAAAGAAGCTCTCGATCTTCTCCCTGATCCAGACAATCAACGGATCTCAATGCAAGCCTGCGTCGGCGTGGGGAAGTCTGCGCTCCTTGCATGGACAGCTCTCTGGTTCCTGACGTGCATGAGCGATCGTGGACAGCATCCGAAAGGCGCTGCCGTCGCCGTGACCAACGACAACCTGAAAGATAACCTGTGGCCTGAAATCAACAAATGGATCTCAAGATCTCCAGTCCTGCTTGGAATGTTCCAATGGACAAAGGAGCGGATCTTCTCAAAGAAATATCCTGCGACGTGGTTCTTATCTGCTCGCTCGTTCTCAAAGACTGCTGATCCCGAAGAGCAAGGTCGAACGCTGTCGGGACTTCACTCGGAGTTCGTCCTGGTCCTGGTCGATGAAGGCGGCGAGATTCCTGTCGCTGTCGTGAAAGCTGGAGATCAGGCGCTTGGGAACTGTCGATGGGGGAAGATCCTCATGGCTGGGAACCCATCGAGTCTTGAAGGAGCGTTGTATCACGCGGCGATGAATCCGCATCTGTGGAAGGTCGTGCGAATCACAGGAGATCCAGAGGATCCGAAGAGATCTCCGCGAGTCGATATTGACTGGGCAAGGGAGCAGATCAAGACGTATGGTCGAGACAATCCTTGGGTTATGTACTCAATCCTTGGACTCTTCCCCCCATCTTCGATCAACAGTCTACTCGGTCCCGATCAAGTCAGTGCTGCGATGGAGCGAACTCTCAGAGAAGATGCTTATAACTGGAGTCAGCGAAGACTCGGCGTGGACGTTGCGAGATTCGGCGATGACCGAACGATCATCTTCCCCCGACAAGGTCTGGCTGCGTTCAAGCCTGTTGAGATGCGTGGAGCGAGAACTCCAGACATTGCAGCTCGTGTGATGCTGGCGAAGAAGACATGGAGATCTGAAGCGGAGTATGTCGATGGCACTGGCGGCTTTGGTTCTGGCGTGATCGACAACCTGATTCAAGCAGGATACTCGCCGTTTGAGATCCACTTCTCTGGCAAGGCGATCGATCCAAGGTACTTCAACAAGCGATCTGAGATCCACTTCATGCTGGCTGAATGGGTGAAACGTGGCGGCGCTCTTCCGAATATCCCTGGCCTGGCTCGAGAGCTGACAGCTCCGACGTACACTTTGCAGAATGGGAAGTTGAGAGTCGAGGAGAAGGACCAGATCAAGAAGCGACTTGGATTCTCTCCCGACTTGGCTGATGCTTTGGCTCTGACGTTCAGTCATCCTGACAGTCCAACGGCTGACAGTCTTCAGGCGAAAGTTGACGAGATGAAGAGACAGCAAGTCGCGACAGACTATGATCCTCTCGCTCGCTTCGACAAAGAGATCCAAAGCCAGAGTGAACTTTCTACAAGTCACCACAGAGCAGAATACGATCCCCTTGCCTCAATGAAATAACAATAAGCGTCATCTCACTTTTGAGAGGAGAATCGACAGCTTAGTCCTGTCCGTTGATTCCACACGTTTGACAAAGAAATCACTTGACTTCACACTGATGGAATCTAGGGGGGGGAATCTTGTCACAGTCTTGCGTTGTCCGTAAAGCTGTCAGTGAAGATATTGCATGGCTTGTCGCCGAAAGTGACGAGTTTGCAAAGTTCTTTGATGCAAAGATTCCGCTCTACAATCCTGAACATCTCCGTCATGTCTTTGCCGTCCTCGCGGACGAGCATCTGCTTCTCGTCGCTGAAGTGAACGGCGAGAGGTCTGGCTTCATAGCTGGTCTTTACACACCACACTTTCTCAACCCAAACATCACAACCTTGGCGGAGGTTCTTTTCTGGATCACACCTAAGTATCGCGGATCTCGCTCTGCATCTCTTCTCCTTAATGAGTTCGTATCGTGGGGGAAGATCAACGCAGACTGGATCATGATGACTCTCGAAAATAAATCACAAATGAAACCACAATCTCTAATCAAGCGTGGGTTCAAGTTTAAAGAACACTCATACATTATGGAAGTCGGAGTTTAATATGGCAGTAGTTACATCACTCGTTATTGGAGCATCATCGTTAGCACTCGGCGCACTTGGTTCCATCAAACAAGCTGAAGAAGCAAAGAGAATGCGTAAAAACGCAGAAGAAGCCGCCGCTCTTCAGTACAAACAACAACAAGAACTCATGGAGATAGAGAGAGAAAAACAGAAGAAGATAGAGGAAGATCGCGCAAATGAAGCGGCCCGCATCGTCGGGAACCAACAGCGTGATGCGGCTCAAGCCAGAGCTGGAGTTCTCAAGAACAGACAAGGCATCAACACCTCTTCACTCGGAGTCACAAATAGCGCCAACACAGCAGGCAAGACTTTACTAGGAACATAGAATGCTTCCAGCAGAGAAATATGAATCACGCCGATATCTTAATGAACTTATAAGATCGCAGCTAGACACTGAACGATCTTCTTTCATGTCTCACTGGTCAGATCTTGGAACATACATCATGCCTCGTCGTCCAAGATTCACAATCACGGACGTCAATCGTGGCGACAGGCGCAATCAAGCAATCATCGATTCAACAGCAACATTCGCCGCCAGAACTCTCGCATCAGGCATGATGAGTGGGGTGACAAGTCCAGCCAGACCTTGGTTCAGACTCGCAACTCCATCACCTGGTATGATGGAGAAATTCGCCGTCAAGCAATGGCTCTATGACGTAAGCAATATCATGTCGACCGTCTATCTAAGATCGAATCTTTACAACGTGCTTCCGATCATCTATGGCGACATGGGAACATTCGGAACAGCCTGTATGTTTGTCGAAGAAGATTTCGACGGTGACGTCATGCGCTTCTATCCGTTTGCTATCGGCGAGTACATGATCTCCAATAATGAGAAACTCAAGGTCGATTGCTTCGTTCGCGAGTTCCAGATGACTGTTCGTCAGATCGTTTCAAAGTTCGGGGAGTTTGGCCCTGATGGGAAGATCAAGTCCTGGGATAACTTCTCCCTCAACGTGAGAAACCTATATGAACGAGGCCAGCGCGAAGCGTGGATCGATGTCGTCCATATCGTCAAGCGTAACGACAACTATGATCCTCGAAAGCTCGAATCAAAATACAAAAAATATATATCTTGCTATTATGAACGCGGATTCGATGGATCTTCGCAGGACGTGGTGTTGAGAGAATCAGGATATGACTACTTCCCGATTCTTGCGCCACGCTGGGAAGTAAATGGCGAAGACGCGTATGGAACAAACTGCCCTGGCATGATCGCGCTCGGAGATGTAAAACAGCTTCAGCTCGGTGAGAGACGCATGATGCAGGCGATTGAAAAGATGGTCAATCCGCCGATGATCGCACCGACTCACATGAGACAATCAAAGACGTCGATCCTACCTGGCGACATCACCTACGCAGATATTCGCGACGGACAAGGCGGCTTTCGTCCAGCTCATGAAGTGAACCCAAGAGTCCAGGAGCTTTCATACAAGCAACAAGAAGTTCAGCGTCGCATTCAGAAGGCTTACTTCGAAGATCTCTTTTTGATGCTTGCATCCTCAAATCGCCGCGAAATCACAGCTCGAGAGATTGAAGAGCGCCATGAGGAGAAGCTCCTGGCTCTTGGTCCTGTTCTTGAACAGCTAAATCAAGATCTCCTTGATCCCTTAATCGATATCACGTTCCAGATCTGTCTTCGTCAAAACCTATTCCCCCCTGCTCCTGAAGAGCTGCAAGGTATGGATCTGAAAGTTGAATACATCTCTGTCATGGCTCAGGCGCAGAAGCTTGTCGGTATCGCGGGGCTTGAGAGATTCGCGGGATTCGCTAGAGGCGTGATCGCCGCTGATCCAACAGGGAACGCTCTTGATAAAGTGGATCTTGACCAGATGCTTGATGTTTATGCTGACGCAGTTTCTATCGCTCCGAACATTGTTAGAAGTGACGAGCAAGTCGCAGAGATGAGGGCGCAGAAACAGCAGGCCATGATGCAAGCTCAGAGACAGCAACAGTTCATGGAAGGCGCAAGAATGGTCAAGGATCTTTCAGCGGCCTCTGTAGATCCACGATCCCCCAACGCATTGACGAGAATGATTGAACAGGCGAACGCCAACAAATTAGTTGAGACATAAAATGAGACAAGAAATAAAGAACGCAGCGAACGAATCACAAGTGGAGAAGGCGAAGACAGCCGAAGAGAAAGAGCGAGAGATGGAACTCGCTGATCTTCGCTTCGTTCTCGGAACTCCGCAAGGGCGACGCTTAATCTGGAGATTATTGAAACACTGCCGAGTGTTCAACTCCGTCTTTCACAACAGCGGAAGCGTCACATACTACCACTCAGGAATGCAAGATGTCGGTCACTTTATACAGGCTGAAGTGATCGAAGCAAAGAAGGAAGCCTATTTTGAAATGATGAGAGAAAACGAGAAAGGAAGAAAATAATGTCAGAAGTACAATCCGAACAACAGCAAACACCACAAGCAAATGCTGAAGTTCTGTATAGTGAGCAGAAGCCGACGACGCCAGCGGCACCACAAGATCCGCCAGCTAACGTCGATACTCCTAATGCAGAAGCTCAAGCAGCAATACAAACTGAGCAGACGCAGGCGGAGACTCCGCCTTCTGACGAACAGAAACCCTACGACAAGTCAGCAACAAAGGCCGACGAGACTAAGGATACAGAAACTCTGCCAGAGAAATATGACCTGAAGCTCCCAGACCAATCTCTAGTCGATCCGAAGCGACTTGCGGACATCGAAGCCGAGGCAAGGGCTTCAAAGATGACGCAAGAACAAGCGCAAGCGTTAGTCGACAGAGAACATAAAATAATGTCTGAACTTGTTAAATCGCACCAAGATCGCATCAATGGATGGATGCAGGAGTCGATCGCGGACAAAGAGATCGGCGGGCCTGAAATCAATCGTAACATTGAGCTGGCGAAAAGATTGGTCGACACATTCGGTTCACCGCTTCTGAAGAAGCAACTCGAGGATTCTGGAATGGGCCAGAATCCAGAGCTTCTGAGACTGTTTGTACGTCTCGGAAAAGCATACGGAGAAGATCGTCTTGTGACTGGAGCGAAAGGCGTTCCAGTAAAGAAATCCTCTCCAGCAGACTTACTGTTCGGCGATACGCCAGAACAAAACTAAAGGAGTAAATTATGGCAGTTTTAGCAGCAAACGTATTGACACTTATGGATTGGGCAAAGCGTCTTGATCCAGATGGCAAAACAGCGACAGTCGTTGAGCTATTATCTCAAACGAACGAAGTCCTCACAGATATGTTGTGGATGGAAGGCAATCTTCCGACAGGACATCGCACGACTCAGAGAACAGGCCTTCCTGCTGTTTACTGGCGTCTTATCAACCAAGGGGTTCAACCTTCCAAGAGCACCACAATCCAAGTGGACGAAGGCGTTGGGATGTTAGAAGCTTGGTCTGAAGTGGACGTGGATCTTGCGTTATTGAACGGCAATACAAATGAGTTCCGTCTTAGCGAAGCAAGCGCGTTCGTTGAAGCAATGAACATCGAGATGGCTCAGACACTTTTCTACGGCAACAGCTCCGCCGCTCCAGAAGAGTTCAACGGTCTTTCTGTTCGCTTCTCGGCCAAGTCTGGCGCGGCAAACGGAGAGAACGTGATCTTAGGCGGCGGCTCTGGTTCTGACAACACGTCAATCTGGCTTGTTGTGTGGGGGGCAAACACAATTCACGGAATCTTCCCGAAAGGATCAAAAGCTGGTCTTGTTCATCAGAACAAAGGCATTCAAACTGTGGAGAACGCAGGTGGAGTGAGCGGCGCGAAGATGGACGCATATCGTGACAAATGGCAATGGAAGTGTGGTCTTGCTCTTCGCGACTGGAGATTCGTTGCTCGTTGCCCTAACATCGATGTATCGAACCTTGTTGGCAAGACATCTGCGGCAGATCTCTTTGATAAGATGATTCAGATGATTCACGCTGTTGGCCCCGCGAAGCTTCGCATGGGCAAGCCTGTGTTCTACATGAACAGAACTGTATTCGCAGCGCTCGATATCCAACGTCGTGACGACGTTATCTCTGGCGGCGGATTGACTTATCAAAACGTGGACGGCCAAGTTCAGTACAGCTTCCGAGGCATTCCTGTACGAGTTTGCGACGCGCTTCTTGAGACAGAAAGCCTTGTAGCATAATTAAAGTGAGCCATGGTTCGCGCCTTGGCTCTTCGTTTCGTTTCTTAAATCAATTTTTTTTAAAGGAGTTTAAAATGTTAATGGATATCCAAAACAGATTCAGCAACGCGCAAGCAATCACAGGATCAGCGGGATCAACGGACATCGTTGATCTTGGGACCGATGGACGCAACATCGGGGTTGGCGAAGAATTGTATCTTGTCGCCATCGTTACAACAGCTTTCACAGATTCGGGTTCTGATTCGACTGTGACTGTGAACTTGGAGACTGATGACAACCCATCAATGTCTTCTCCCACAACGATCTTGAATGCTGGAACATTCGCGGCGTTGTCGGCAGTGGGATCGCGCCTTATCGTTCGTCTTCCTGTTGCAGCGTATGAGCGCTATCTCGGCGTTCGTTACACTGTTGCAAACGGCAACTTGACAACTGGTGGGATCACGACATTCTTGACTAAGAACATAGACGCATACACGAATTATCAAAATAACTATCAGTTCACTACATAAAAAACTAAGTGAACTAGAAGGAGTTGAATATGAGAGTACAAGCGACACGCCTTGGATACTATGGCGAAAAGAGACAAAGACCTGGACAGGTCTTTTCTCTGTCAGATCCGAAACACTTCTCGACAAAGTGGATGAAACCACTCGACGAAAAGAAGTCGGGCAAGAAGTCCAAGCATGAAGAGCGAGTTGAAGAGGGCGAAAGTTCCTTTTCTACTGGCGATCAAGAAGTGATTTAACTTTGAGAAGGCCCTGATGTGATCGGGGCCTTTCTCTTATGGGAGAATAAAATATGAACAGAGCAAATTCATCTGTAGCAATGATGAAAGCAAGAACGACAACGGGAAGTGGAGAGATACACAATCTATGGGGTTCAGAGCTTTCTTTTCAAGTTGTTGGAAGAACTACATCAGGATCAGGATCGGCGACTGTCAAGATCGAAGTTAGCAATGTTGATAACCCAACATCTGACGGACACTGGCTAACGGCCCTCCAGGTCGATCTGACACTCGGAACCACAGACACGAGCGATGGGCAGCAAATTGACGCTAGCTGGAGATATGCTCGAGCAAATGTCACAGCAATCTCTGGAACTGGAGCAAACGTCGACGTCTACATGGGGGGATAAGAGTGTCACCGACAACCCCCCTCCTAGAATCTCAAGAGTCGACACCTAAGCGCATATAGGAGAACTATGCCAACAACTAACTATCCACTTATCACAGGAGTCGGATCATCTGGAGGCGGCGGAACTTGGGGATCAATCACTGGGACTTTATCTTCTCAGACGGATCTTCAGGCAGCTCTTGATGCTTTAGAGCCTAAATACTCTCCGAGTTTAAATCCAGACCTATATCATCTCTGGTCTACCGATTTTGATGCAAACGATAGAGGTAGCTTAACTGTGGCAGTTAACGCTGGCGGTGGCTCTGGACAAGCCGTGAATAACGATACGACCGCGCTGTTAAACACAACTGAAAATGCATTCGGCGTTATTGCGTTTTCTTTGGGCACTGGTACTACAGCGAGACTTTCGATCTATTCTTCTGGCCTTCATATTATTGGCACGTCTAGGATTCAATGGGGCGGACGAGCTGCAATGAGCGTGCTTTCTGATGGCTCAAATACTCATACGGTCTATCTAGGTATTTGCGACAACCCTGGGGCTGGAGATGTTACAGATGGCGTTTATTTTCGTTACACTCACTCAGTAAACGGCGGACGCTGGCAGGCTATTGTTGCCAAGGCTGCAACTAGGATTGCGATAGACACAGGTGTTTCTCCAACAGCGAATACGTTTCAGGTGTTTGAAATAGACGTGAATCAAGCTGGTACAGAGGCTAAGTTTTATATAGATGGAGCACTTGTCGCAACACACAGCTCAGGACTTCCTGGCAGCGGCGATTTTACTTTGTTTAACTGTAAGATGGAGAAGTCCACAGGGACTACTGGACCTGTTCTTTATTTGGATTGGTTATATTGGCAGAAATCAAGAACAACAGTGAGATAGACATGAAGTATGCGATACTTAAAGACAAAGAGATAGTTCGATTTGAAGAGAGCGACTGTTTTACAAAACTTAATCTGAATGCTGGAGAGTACCCTTACGCTTGTCACAAAGCTCATTTTGAGATCGGCGACAAGATCTATATGCCACAGGACGATCTTCGAGATTTTGTTACTAAGAAGTACGGTTATGGTCTGATGTGGAAGGTCGGATATTTGTATGCGATTGGATCTCTATTTTTGGCGGCGTCACTCGTTGGGTATTATTTTTTAATTCATTAAGGAGAAGAATATGGCGGCATTCACTAAGACAAAGATTTGCAATCTCGCGCTCTCTCATCTTGGATCTTCAAAGACAATCGCAAACTATGAGACAGAAAGATCCGCTGAGGCGAACGCTTGTCGAGAATACTTTGACACAGCCGTCGAAGAAGTTCTTCAAGGTTTTCACTGGCCGTTTGCGACAAAGATCGCCGAGCTTGGACTTATTGAGGAGAACCCAAACAGTGAATGGGGGTACTCGTATCAGTATCCGTCCGACTGCCTAGATATCCGCAGAATCTTGAGCGGAACTCGAGACGACTCAAAAGATACAGAGGTCAAGTTCAAGATATACGGAAATAACACTGGCAAGGTGATTTATACCGACAAGGAAGACGCCGAAGCTGAATACACAATGAGCATATCTGATCCAGCTCGCTGGCCTGCGGACTTTGGGATGGCTGTCTCCTTCTTGCTTGCTGCGTACATTGCGGCTCGCGTGACAGGCGGAGATCCATTCAAAAAAGGCGTTCAGGCATTCCAGATGTTCCAGATGAAGATGCCAAAGGTTCAGGCAAGACAGTCAAACGAACAGAAGTATGAGCGTGAGCCTGTCAGCGAGTTTGAGAGAGTGAGAGGCTGATGCATACGGTCCTTGCCATGTTTGACGGATTCTTTGATGATCCCGAAAAGATCAGGGAAGTTATCCTTGAGAGAGAGTTCAGAGATGTGGAGAACCCTGTGGATTCTGTCATTTATCCTCATATATGTTTGGACATTCCCATGGCGGTAAGAGAGAGCTTTGTCGGACGATTGTCTATGATTTGCTTGCGCCCTATTGCGCCAACGATCATCTTTGCTCGCATGATGCCTGAAGGAGTGAAAGCTCCGAACGCTGTTCATACAGATCGCTCAATGGGGGGATACTCCGCTCACGTTTATCTGTCAGACAAATGGCCTGAAGGATCTGGTACTGGGTTCTATACTCATGAAACGGAAGGTCATCGTCAATGTGACCTGACGGATGTTTCAAAAATTGATTCAAAGTCAATGGACAAGTGGACGAAGAACTTGTTTTGTCAGGCGCAGTTCAATAGACTGTTGATGCACGACTCGTCATTTTTTCACTGTGCTGAACCTATAGATGGCTTCGGCAAGAGCAAAGAAGATTCGCGGCTTGTACTAACTTGTTTTTTTAATTAAGGGGGAATCTATGAAGATGATATCAATGGAGAAATCTCAAGAGCCAATGAAGGACTGCGCTACTGTTGCCTGCGATCCAGATAAGTATCCGTATGGGCTTCGCGTCCATCTTGACGATGAATGCGTGAAAAAACTCGAAATCAGTGAGCTTCCGAAGGTCGGCGATAAAGTCATGATTGAGGCTGTTGCGTATGTTTGCGATGCTTCTGAACATATGGTCGAAGGCAAAGGGACTCGCAAGTCCATCGGTCTTCAGATCTGCGAGATGGCA